ATTTGGATTATACAAAGGTCATTATACTTATCCTATGGTGGCGCAATTTTCAACTGGAATATTGGCGCACTTTTCAATTAGTATCTACACCTATATAGTTTTCGTGCGCTTCTTGTTCCGGGAGGTTAATGGGGGTAACGAACCAGTCTTTATTGCCATGCTCGTCTTTCAGATAGACTTTTACTATCGTTTTCATAATTCCTCAAATTTTCCAAGTTCACATTCTATAATATCAACTTCACTTTCATTGGTATATAAACCATTTTCTTTGGCAGCATCAATAGCAGCATTTTCATAAAGAAATACACCGAAACACACTCTACTTGATTTTGTTTTCCAAATATCAGTTTGAAACAAAACGTATACTTTATTCTTCATCTCCCCACAACTTTAGTGCAAGTTCATAATTCTTCTGTGCCTCATTTACGGCTTTCTTGGCATAAGTAAGAGTGTAGGCGTGTTCTCGTGGGTATTTGCCGGACTTCACACCTTCATGGAATTCTTTAGCTTGTTCCAGCTTATGTTCGTAGAAATCGATACTTTCAGGCATTGAAAGATTGATCGTTTCAGCACGTTTTTCCCAATACTTGGCTACTCTTTCATGTTCGGCAGCCTTGTCGCTGAGCTCAGCACTTTTGCCCATATTGTTCCAGGAATCTTCTATCATCTTCCTGTGCCGCTTTTCACTATGATGTCCGACTTTGATTGGTTCGCCTAAGGAAAGGAAATCTCTATCTTTGTTCGAGCGATTGAAATACTCATTACTTTTTTGTGCAGCCAATGATGCCCAATCATGCCTGCGTTTCGCTCTTTGCTTCGCCCATTCCTGTACATTAAATCCGTCAGCCCGAACGATAGAGTAATAATAGAAACCATCTTTCTCGAAAATCAGATTAAAAACTATGCTTTCATTCTCTTTGCCATACTTGGTTGTAACCTCAATAACTTCTCCTTTTTCGTGCTTTTCATCGCACTTTGCCAAAAATACATTTGGACAGAATTTATGATAAGTATTCATAGCTCTATGATTTATCCGTTATACTTTGCAGATATCTCTTCTGCTTTCAATTTTTTGGTAAGCTCTCCATTCTTGTAGAAGCGTACAGCAACAACTCTCACCGTTTCTGACAAGAACCGACCACAATCATTGGTTAACTTCACTTTTAGCTTGCTTGCCTTGGCTAAACTTTTTGTACGCTTCTTTATTGTGTTTTTGAATCCGAAAACATAATCTTCGGTATCAATCTCAAATGAATATGTAGTGGAATACATCACTCTTTGAAACTCTTTTGTTAGTTCTGTTACTTTGCTCATTTGCTCTCTTCTATTATTAGTCGTTATTATTTCCAAGAAGTTCTTGTAAAGCAGACTTATATCCGTCCAACGCTTGTTGTGTATATCCCAATCTGAATTTTTTATCTGCTGAAAGAGAGTCGTTGTTCAATCCTTTTTCAATAGCTTCAATGTTTGCTTTGTAGTATCTGATAAGTTCTTCTGTTTTCATTGCTCTTTACTTTTACTTGTTATTAATAGGTGTTATTTTGATATTGTAAAGATACAAATAAATAATTGATTTACAATGGTTTATATCTTTTATTTTCATCATAAAATACTGAAAGACAAAGATTTAACTTTTACTTGCAGAAACGAAAAAGGCAGAACGGACTTCTCCATTCTGCCTTAATGCAAGCAAATGTTCTATGAATATAAAATTAACTTCAAACAAATGTAGGCGTAAACTCGATACCCAACGCACGCGCAATGCGGAAAAAACTTGATAACTGGATATCTACTTCCCCTTTTTCCACACGGGCGATATAACTTTGCTCCTTACCAATTTTCTGCGCCAACTGCTTCTGGGTCAATTTTAGCTCCTTGCGGCGTTCACGAAGTATATCACCATAATACCATGCCATCGACTTCTCATTGAACTTCTCACGAGTATCTGTACCATGTTCCCCATATTTCTCATTAAGTTGCTGGTTGGTTGTTCTGAGTCTTGCCAATTTCTTTTCATCTAACTGTATCATAATGCTAAATCTTTTAAAATTCGTATTGCTTTGGCTATTTGCTTATCGTAATCCTTTGTAGATTTCTTTAAAAATCCGTTAAGCAGGATTATTTTTGTTGCTAAAATGACATTGCTGTTGTCAATTGCAAATAACACAGTTCTGTACTCATTAGAGCCGACTGACACACGCATTTCATATAAGTCTGTTCCATCCAAATGCTTTATATACTTTACAGGCAAGGCATACACCGTTTGTACAAGTTCAAATGTATACTCGAACTTATCCTTTACCCTTGCATTTAGATCATTGTAGAACTCTTCAAATTCCTCTGTCTTGTATATGGTTCTTATATCAGTGGTTTTAGTTTCTATTGATTCCATGATGCAAATATAACTAATTAGTTATAATGTAACAAGCTTTACGCCCTATTTTACACTGAACTTTTTCATTGCTCAAATACTTTTCTGTGATTATTTCAACCGATTTGCTTATCATGGAATCTGTGTCGATTCCTATCTGTTGGTAGAAGTTCTCATTTCCGGCAAGACTTTCACTTGCAATTTGCAGTGTTCTGCGTTCTTCTTTGGTGAATCCGATGCGGAAGGTGCGGAAGATGGATAACGCTTCTTTCAGGCACCCGGACTCGAATAAATTGATTGCTTTTTCTGTTTTCGTTCTCATATCCTGATATTTAGATGTGAATGTATAATATATTTGATATCAAAATGTTATAAATTAAATTACCATCATAAACAACTAATAGATCCCTAAAACAGCCTTATACAATTCAAAATTCTTGTTTTCAACATATTCATCGGAAGCATAGCGTTTAGCTCTGGCATACCACTTATGGAAGCAATCAGAACAATACCAGCGATTAAGGACTGCGATGTAGAATCCATCTTGGCAATTACTGGAACCACAGCTGTCGCAAATTCCGACACATCCATATTCACTGAGCGCGCATATCATTTCGCCACGAGTGGCTTGTATGACCTTGAATCCTTTCTTGTTTTCATATACTTTTGCCATACTGATTTACTTCACAATCATTTCAGGATGAACGGGGAAATCCCAATCGATTATTCTTGAATCCATAGAGTGCAAATTACCACCAACGACAAGACCAAAACTTTCTTCAACCAATTCTTTCGCTTCATCTTTGCTGCAAGCATTGACAGTTACTTCTCCTTCTAAGACAAACTGGACTTTTACTTTGTATTCTTTATTACTTTTCATAATCTTCTACCGGATAAAATTCACGACCTTCAAAATCATCTGCTGTAAGAACTACTTCTTCGCAGTTAACCATTTCCTCAACTTTCTCGAAAGCGGAATCATAATCATCCGCTTCCACCTCTACCACTTTAGAAAGGGTTTCTATTATTTTGATTCTGTACTTCATATTGCTTATTTTTCTATTTGTTCCATCAAGTTCATTGTCTCTTGTATGACAGCTTGTTTATCCCAATTATATTTATCATCTCCATAATGGAATGTATCAAATCCGAATATCCACCAATCATTACCTATTTCTGTGTTGTCGGTGATAAACTCAGCATTATCCAATATGGGATTTCTTTTTCCGACATACCTTGGATTAATTTTCCTTTTGCTTCCGATAGATTCTTCACCGCTTATTGCCGGTTCTGAAAATGTTATACCGCCATGAACGTCTATATCATTAATATCCAAATAAGACATTCCATGATATTTGTTCATAGAAGGGACAGCTACATATCCATTATGTGTGCCATGCTCTACCATAGTGGACTTAAACCATTCGTTTGATCTTATAAATGCTACTACTTTATTTCCCATATTCTATTCATTTTAGCAATTCAGGATTATCAAACACATTTCCAAATACCTCAATACTATCACATTCCAGATCAAACTGAAGCAGAGGGACAGTAAGGTACTGGCACTCTTTTAATTCTTGGCTTATTGGGTATTCCGCTTTATGCAGACGCAAGCCAAAGCAAGCGAAGCCATCCATGTAAACCACTTCTCCATAACAAATACAATCATGATCGGGGATAGCGCATCCATTTGCGATGCCTTCATACTTGTAGATTATGGAAATGTAATCACGCTCATAGATTTCTTTCCCGTTTTTATCGAACAAACCAGTGAATCGACCAATGGTATTATGATTTACATCATAATCAGCTATACACTTGCATGTCGGCATATCATTTATTTCGGGCAATATGGAATATCTGTTTTCTTCTATCTTAACAAGATTCCCATACAACCATTCATTGCCAAAGATATTTACACCTCTAAATTTAATCATCCCCATTTCTTACCTCCTTTCTGTATCCCGGCGTGATAGCCGTCAAGCCATATCAAAAGCTCTTTTGGCGTATGATAGCCGCTTAAACGGTGGCATGGTATTCCATTTTCAAATATTCGGTTCCAGGTTTGGTTTGTGTCATGCGCCACAATTGCATAAGCGTTTCTGGTAAATGAGGAACTTGTTAGGTGCATATTGTTTACCTTGCAGTAATCCTCTAACGACTTCAATGCTTGTTTCTGCGTCATTGCTTACCTCCTTCCTTCAATTCATTAATAAGAGCATCTCTTGTCTTCACTTGTGCTTCCAGTAAGCCATTTGTCCCGTCTTTCTCTACACGCCTCTAAGGTAGGCGCACAACAAGCAAAGAGTTCACCACTTTCAGTACGGTAATCGTACTGGTACATTCTCACTCTCTTTCTGCCTAACTTCGTTGTGTAGGTAGTGTAATTCTCTTTACCGGGTTGGCATACGCTGCAACCTCTTTCGTCGTTAATTGAGTTCATAATCATTTATCAATACTTACTTAGTAATTTGTAAAACATTCGCCTTTTCTCTATGTATTTAAGACCGTTTCGTCTAAGACCTCGCTTTGATTTTGATACAGTCATTTGGCAACCTGCAACGCCAACGTAGATGCAATTTAAATGATGCCTTTTAGCTTGTTTGAAAGCCCACCAAATCGCTTCACGGCAATATCTATAGCTATCATTTTGAACACCCTCGTATCCTCTACTCAAAATGAAGTGGCCTATTTCATTTGCTTCTTCTTCTGAATAGCATATTGTGAAGATATTATTCATCCTTTCTTTGCTTTACTTGTTCAACCAAAAACTTTTTAAAATCATTCTTGTACTGGCTGTGAATGATTTTATACTGATGGGATAGGTTAGGCAATTGTTTATAACCTTTGCTATACAAGAATTTGGCTACTAATTCAATCTTTTCACGGTTACTGAAACCTCTGTCCTTACATATGTTAGTTATACAGACATTCGCCTTGTTGGTAGGCTTCTTTTCAACTGGTGGCATGTATTCATGTCTGCCATAAGCAAGCGTTCTTGGATAGCCAACCGCTTCACCTATATATTCCCCTGTAATAAAATCAAATTCACCGTTAATTAAACTATCTGCTATTTCACCCATAATAATCTATATTTAATGTTTCACATTCAATCTTTCTTCACTTGTATAAGCCACTACAAGCCCTGTTTCATCATGCTGTATGGTGATGTACTTTTCACCCCTCTCTATAGTAGAGAAGTCATAAGGGGTTACCATCTTACCTAACACTTTGCCCAGTTGCTTCATCAGTGGGGCTTCAGGGCTGATAACTAAAACTAAATCTGCTTTCATAATCAATTTCTAATTTCTATTTGAACATTATATCCAAAGCGTGCAGCATATCTACACAGTCTATTGATAATAAGTAACAAGCATTCTGTTTTAGATGATTCAAAATTAACTTGTACCATTTCGTCACCATTTACATAAAAAGCCATTGTTTTCATAATCGTGTATATTGTGGTAGCCCGAAGGCTACCGGATTAGGACTTAAAATAATCAAAATATATATTCACCTGTTTGTTTGTCATAGACACCTATTAAACCGTCTTTATACTTTTTACGGTAATTTTCATAATGTCTTGTTATGATTTTAAGAGAATTAGAATCTTTCACAAATACACCGTTAAGCTCTAAATAATACCGTTTCATATTCTTCTATATTGCGCAGGGCTTTCGCCCTGCCGATTTATGTTAATGCGTTTTATCCTCATGTAATAACTCGCAGTAAACTGGTGTTGTGGCATCTGTGTGCTTATTGGCTATAAGAACCTCATTACTATCCCAGTTAATATATACCTGTGTAGCAAATGCACCGAAAAACTGAATTTCTTTCGTGCCAAACAATACCACCGCGTCATCATTTACATTTGCAAGTGCTGCAATTAATTCTTTCTTGGTCATATTCTTTTTTGTTGCGCAGGGCTTTCGCCCTGCTGGTTATTATGCTATCTTTAGCTCTTTAAGTCTCATATCTACCAATGATTTCAGCTTGCGAGTATCAAATAGTGGACTTCTATACCCATCTTTGATAAGCTGTATCATTTCTTTATAACCAACCTTACATACAACCTCTGTCTTCATGCTGTTATCATAAATAGCAGAATTGCAAGCGGTTATTGTGAATGCCATTGTTTTGTAACCTTTATCCTTCTTCATGATAGATGCAAACAAATACATATATACAGCATTTTTCATGCTATTCAAGGCATCTTCTTGACTGGCATTTACTTTCTACCACCTAAAAAGTCACCACATTCAATTTCTTGACCTTTTTTGATAATAGACAATGTACTGATGTACATTTTAATATCTGTTACTTTCATATCTTCTATGTTTTAATTGTTAGTAATATTGGTTTCTTTTATATAGCTAAGATACTGATTATTAGTGATGTGTGCAAATATAATCATCTGATTAACAGCAAGTTAAACTTGATTTAACTTAAAGTTGGATATTGACATGTTCATTTCAGTCGCGCTTTGTATGAATACCGTCCAATGATATGTGCAATGCTTTTTCATATATCGACTTATCACAATTAGAAAATAATCGTTAACTTTGTTCATACTTTTAAAATTATAGGTGCATGAAAAAAATTGTGACTTTATTTGCAACCGTGCTTCTGTTATACGGTTGTGGAAGTGTTCCTTTGACAGGCAGGAAACAGATGCTGCTTGTATCCGACTCCGAAGTGCTTTCATCAAGTCTGACCCAGTATTCGGAATATATCAAGTCGGCACCGATATCAAGTAACGCGACAAAGAAAGCGATGGTGACACGTGTCGGAAAGAAAATAGCCGCTGCCACGGAACAATACTTGGAAAATAATGGAATGTCCGGTGAGGTGAGGAACTTCTCATGGGAATTCAATCTGGTTAAGGATAATCAGGTGAACGCTTTCTGTATGCCGGGAGGCAAAATCGTTGTGTATGAGGGACTGATGAATCTGGTTTCCTCTGATGACGAACTGGCTGTAGTTATCGGACATGAAGTGGCGCACGCTGTGGCCAAGCATAGCAATGAGCGTATGAGTCAGCAGCTGGTTGCACAATACGGAGCGAAAATTTTGGGGGAGGCTCTCAGTGGAAAATCCGCCGCCATACAGAAAGCCGGGAATATAGTCTATGGTCTTGGGGCACAATACGGTGTGATGCTTCCATTCTCACGCAAACATGAAACCGAGGCTGACTATATGGGGCTTATTCTTATGACGATGGCTGGTTATAATCCGAATGTGGCCGTCACATTCTGGCAGAAGATGTCGGCGGGCGGATCGGGTTCAGTGCCAGAGATCATGAGTACGCATCCGAGTGACGCAACACGTATTAGTGACATAAGGAAACATTTGCCGGAGATGAAGAAATATAAGTAAACTTTAGAAAGTTACTGTAAAGTATTTGAAAAAACTTTAGAGAATGGTACAAAAAGGCGTGAAACCAAATGGAATCACGCCTAAATTATAATAAAACTCTTAAAAAGGTGTACATAATTACCAATCCTTAATTCTCTAACATCAATCATAATAACGCTGCAATCTTACGCACCTTATTAATTCTCTCCATAAACCTGTTGTCTTTTTTTGCCATTTGCAAATTATAAGATGTTTGCATTTTGAGCAAAGGTTCCGCATCTAAATCTAACGCGGCTTCTAGGAGCATAGCATATTTTGTATTTAGTGAACGCTTTGCATTCAGAATTTCATTTAATACAGTATAAGACACACCCATCTCTTTAGCAAGTTTCTTTTGAGAAATACCCCTAAATTCAATTTCATCTTTTAATACTTCTCCCGGGTGTGTCGGTTCAAAAGGAATTAAGTTATTAGCTATCATTTTAGGGTCTACGCCATCTATTTTAATCATAACTTTCTATTTATAATGGTTAGACAATTCAATTATATTACAGATGGTAGTCACTACTTCACCTTGCACCTCTGTGGTTGTAAATTCAATACGATATTGATTGTTTACTCTAACAGAGCAAAAGTCCTTTTTGTCCCCTGATAATTTTTCAAAACTCAGCCCATTGTATTTACAAAGTGAAGTTACATCAGGGACACTGATTATTATATCTATACAACGTTTATATCTACGTACGATATCAGGTTGAAAACGATGCTTTTTATCATTCGCCTTTCCAAACTCATACAATTCTTTCAGATACTCTTTATCAAACGTTACTACCATCTCATTTGTTTCTTTAATGCAAAGATAGCATTTTAATTTTATTCATTCGCATTTTTGCGAATAATTTTCTTAAAAAAAATTAGCGACAACTCCAAAGAATCACCACTAACTATTCTATTTTTCTCATCACAAAATTGTGAACTACCGCTAAAGTAAAGATTTAGGGGGCTCAAATACGATTTTCAATAAGCCAAGAATGCTGGAGCCACGCAAATTTGGCATAAAGTCTGATTGGGAGCTTTCATAGAGCTATATTTCCCATTAAGCGCATTTCTTTTTAAGTATTTCAACACATTCTTTATCCCATCATCGAAACCATGCTTATACCCTTTAGCGTATTCTCCAATGTTATATACCGCCATTGCCAACACAAACAGGATGATACCTACAGGCTTATACCAACCGGGAAGTGATATAGAAAACGGCTTAAATGTAATTGTGAAATCTCCAACCCATAATAGGGCGATAATACATATGATTGTAAATATAATTGTTTTCATAATCAATATCTTTTTCCGTTCAACTTAGGTCTTAGTTCATTGTATCTCATCTTCTGCTCCACATGCCATATAAGGTCTATGTTCATATGCTTGGCAAGCCCGAAGATTGATAATAACATATGACCTATCTGACTTTCAAAAGAATAATTATATTCATAAAAATAACGAATTGGCAATGTGGATATGGCGTATATGCTTTCAGTAAATGTTTCACCTACGCAACTTTCGGATGCACCATATATCGCTTCTTCAGGAAAATCATCAATGGATATATTTCTTAATCCAGCCAAATCAAGCAGGCGTATAACCGCATCGCTTAGTTCGTCTGGAAGTGTATCTTTTATATTTTTTTCAAAGGAACACTTAAATCGCTTTTCTTCTTCCACTAATGCAGGATAGCGATTATAGTCCATTTCAAAACGTGATTTACATTTCTTTCCTAATCTTCCCTTTCTATCCGCTTCCACAGCTTCCATAAGCTCTCCAACGATAAGGCAAAGGCAGTGTTCGTTACTCAATTCTTTATCATGGAAACCGTGCTCACAGGCGGTCTTATAAGCACGATTCCGTAGTTCGTTCAAATTAATATTGTTCATTTTTTATCTGTTATTATATTCCGGTGAAGAGGTGATGTCCCTTTATAAGGTCAGGCAGTCATGGCTCTATACCACCGCCAAACGCAACCGTATCCCCATCTGCCGCATCGCTGGAAAGAACTATTACAACAAGAAGCATGTTGACGAGTTCTTCGGTATGGCTGTCGATATGGAAAGTATCACCGACTGGCTCCTGACTGAAAAAGCGGAAGAGCAGTTCGCCATGCAGCACCCGCCACTGTACGTTCTCTATCCGGTCCCATCCGTAACCCAGATTCACAACCGACTTACCCCTGAACAGCTTTTGCCATACATCATCGGCCATTCTGCGCTTTTCGTAAGGCAATCTGCCCCAAAAGTGAGTGATAAAGTTCCCTAACATTACAATTTGTGGCTGCACGGTTGAATTATAATTCTGAATTTCATCATGCCGCTTTGTCCACTGGTATGTGAAAGAATCGCGGTGCTATCTGCCTGGTGTAAAGGATAAAGTCGCCTGCTCCGGGAAAAGGATACCGGTTATTTTCTTATAATAGGCATCGGCATACTGCTGCATACCCAGGTCGGTAGCATGCACTCCGTCCACCTGACTGTCCATAGACAGTGCCAGCTCGTCAAACGTAATGTAATGCAGATTTCCGGCTTCATCCTTCATCGAATCGTATACGGCACGCAACTACTCATTGGTCTTACGGAACTCCTTTCCTTTCTTATCCGAAGCGTAAAAGCCCATATAGCCATCGTGCTCTACCAGTAGAATGGGAGCTTTGCTTTTGCTGCGCAATATACGGATGCCTTTTTCCAGACGCGGACGGATAAGTCCTACACGGTCGTTCGTCATATTCGGCATACAGTCTATCACATACATTGCCGCATCCACTTCGGCCAGCAATTTGAAGAAACCTTCGTCCAATTGTCCGTTGCCCGAAAAGCCCAGATTAACGACCGGCATATCCAGCTTGCGCTGCAGGATATTGGTCCAGGCCATACCGGGACGCGAAGCACATGCCCCTTGCGCAATGGAAGTTCCGTATATCACGACAGGCTTTTCGACCGACGGACGCACGAAATCGAAGCGGCTGCCTTTGGGCACACCAATCTGTAAAGACTTCACACCGTTGTACAGAGGCAGATACAAGGTGAATTCGTTTCCCTTATCGTGCGTGTTGCGGTATGTCAGGTCGTTATACGTATAGCGCACTGTATCACCGAACTGATAGTTGGCCGCGCACCAGTATTGCTGCCCGTTGCAGTCCATCGTGTAAAGGTCTACTCCGCTGACACCTGTTGCCGGCATGTGGGGCATCGAGAATCCCCCCGTAACCTGATACTTTACTTGAATTTGTGGAGCATTGGTGTAAAACTTCACATAGAGTCCTGCTGTCTGCAACGACAGGTCCCACACGGGTTTACGGACCAGTTGTTCGGCCCGCTGCGGCAAACGCTGGTAGGCCTTTCCGGTTTCCGCATTCCAGGCTCTTCCCTGAATGGGCAACAGCGAATCGGCCGCCGGGTTATGCCAGGCTGTCTGTGCAAGCAGACAAAGCGACTGCCCGAATAATAAAGCAGACAATCCTGCAAACTTGAAAGTGGTTTTCATACTTATTTTTCTTTTAGTGTTATTTCATCAACTGTATCAGATGTGAGGCTACACAAGCATAACCTTTGTCTGTGAAGTGAATATAATCGCCGCTGTAAAGTCCGTCACGAATCGTTCCATCTTCGTCAAGAAACCAGCCTGTAGGATTTGTGTAACTGACCTGAGCTCCGAAGGTATGCGCGCCCAGCAGTTTATGAATGCGGTTGCACTGTTCACGGACTGCACTGCCCTGCTCCTTTCCGGAAGGGAAAAGTCCCAACAGGATAATCTTTGAATCAGGGAACTGCCTGCAGGCCTCTTCCGTAACGGCGATGATACCTTCAGCCGTATCGTCTGCTGTGTCCTGACCGACTACCAGATTATTGATTCCGATGGCAATCACCACATATTCCGGAGTACACCGGTTATAGTTTCCGTAACGGACACGCCAAAGCAAGTTCTGCGTACGGTCACCCGAGATACCGGCACTTTCCCAGTTTCCCTGTCCCAAAGCGTCGTCCATGGCCTGCTTGCCCGGTTTGTAGCTGACGAGCTTACGCATGCCGCCCCAACCTTGCGTAATGGAATTGCCCAGCAACAGCAGTTTCAGTTTACGTTCGTTCAGCGTGGTTTCGATATCCTGTGCCACCGAATGCCACTCCGAGCCTTCCACCCATCCGGCAGCCGAGCGATACTCGTTTCCGGGAACGGCATGGGTACAATTGTTGGACCACCGGCCGGTAGCTTTCAGTATGAAACGTACAATGGATTCGGGATTGTTCAGTGAATGCGGATGATGGCCGATACCCGGTTTGTGAATCACGGTAATCGGGGCACCGAGACGTTTCATTTCTGCTTCGAAAAGGGCTGTATTCTCTGACACCGGAACAATATCGTCTGCATCGCCCACTACGTGCAGTACCGGAATGTCTGCCTGTGCAATCTTGGCCGCATGATTCAGCGGATTCTTTTTCCAGCGCAAAGCCTGTTCCTCATTCTTAAAGCCGTAGGCTTCCAGCATCCGTGTCACATCCTCGGCCGAACCTGCATAAGCACCTTTTCCCATCGGCCAACTCTTGATGTCCATGACCGGTGCATCGGCATAGATGCAAGCCACTTTATCAGAGTTCTGTGCAGCCCAGTTGTAAACAATCAGTCCGCCACGGCTCATGCCCTCCAGTACGGTCTTTTTATGAAAACCATTCTTCACCAGATATTTGTAAAACTTGTTCCAACGTTTTACTGCCTTATCGGCACCATACAAGTCGGCTACATCGCAATATACCACATGGAAACCTTGCTCCAGCAAGTCGATGTCGGTCTGTGGCTCATGTCCCCAGAAACGAGCCCGCCATATCCAGGGTCTTCCCTGTGCTTCTTTAGCCGGACGTACCACTTTGTAAGGAACCCCATCCAACTGGAAATCGTATCCCTGATAACCGTGAAAATTAAAGGAGGTCGCATTTTCGGGTACAATGGCTGCCGGCTTACTTTGAACTGCATTCAGCAGGTAATCGCCGATTTTACGCGCCATCGCACCCGCACCGATAGAAGACGGATGCAAACGGTCCGGCATAATGACCTGATCCCACTGGTTGCCAAACAGATTATGCAGATTAATAATACCCAGTCCGTTATCGTAAGCCAGCTGTTCGACTACCAAACGTACCTTTTCTTCGATAATGCGCGGACTGATGGTGTTCTTCTCGGTAAGGAAGCAACGCACCGGAGTGAGCAGAATCACCTGCGGATGCGAATCCAGCGAGCGGTAGGTATCGATAAGCGTTTGATATTCTTCCATAAAATGCTTTTCGTCTTTCCAGTTCTGCGGCTTGGTGTCGTTCGTTCCCAATTTAATCAGGACAATGTCCGGAAGAAAGTTTTTCGATTCGCCGTACACCCCAGTACGGACATACGGATAATCGCCGTCCGACTGCGCCGTTGCTCCGTTCGAACCGAAGTTGCGGACTTCGTAATCATCGCCCAAGTAATACTGCAACTGGGCGGGATAAGAGTTTTTCTCCCGGTTGGAAATACCTGCACCGTACGTGATACTGTTGCCCACGCACGCCACCTTAATGATTCGTTTTGCCCATAAGCCTGTAGGCAAAATCAACAGATAGCAAATACATGCCAAAAAGATTCTTTTCATTGTTATTTAGATAAAGTTGCAATTCACTTTTCAAACAGAAGTCCCCTGTTTTTCAACATTGCTATTTGGTCAGCAATACTTATGGGCTGCTTAGTGTATGTTATCATATGTATATAAAAATAAGTTCCGCCCTGGTACGCATTGTAAAGAGGCGTGGCGGAAATTGTTGATGCAAAGATAATGTTTTTTCTGCTGTACTGCAAACATTTCGATTTTTCTATCAAAACAAAAAATTCTATACTTTTGCAATGAGCCAAAAATAGTAGTGAAATATACAAAGCAAATTGTGCTGAAAAAGAAGAAACAGCTTAAGTTGGTTTTCCAAAGGAGTTAAGAATCAATAAAAACGTTAAATCTTCACCCTTTAGAATGTACAATTAAAGACAACAACCATATTTCTGACTTATCACCTATAAAATATTGATCAATAATCGGTTGTAAATACTATTGTAAAAGATTTGTGTTGTACTCCATCCTTAAGTTCTCAATATAGCAGTCTGATTCATCTGGATCGGTAACGAATACTATCTTACCAGTAGTAAGTATCATCTTTTAGTTCCTTTTTTTCTTGTATTAAGCCATACGGTAGATATTCAACCACCGTATGGCAATATTTATTTCTTCATTAAATCAATGCGCTCTTTCAAGGTAAGAATGTAGTCGTGCATCTGTACTTTTTGAACCTCCATTAAGGCGACCTGATTTTCACCTGCTATTTCAATAGCGTCTTTTCGACCAAGGAACAGTACTAACTTATTATGTTTGTCCATCAACTCATTATATTCGATATACATACGGTCAAGAGGGGTATCAGCCACGTGATAAGCCTTTTCAAAGACATCTTTAGGTGACCAGCTTTCATAACCGTCTTCATACACCACCTTATAACCTTCTTCTACTGGTTCCATTGTTTTTGGAATAGCATCAGTAGGTAGATAAATTTTTCCACCCTTGCGAATTGCTGGTGTGGCTTGAACTAATTTTGTTCCAATATACTTTTTCATCATTGTTTCTATGGGTTTTACAAAGCCGCCCAAGGCTCATTTCTGTTCCGATTTGAATTTATCTATAGTAGTCCTTTTATTAAAAATAGCCATAACAATCAAGGCTAAAGCTACTTTCAGTAATTGCTTTTTCCCAATAATTACAACATTACTACGATTTAGTCCGTCATTAGTCATGATACTGTACCAATTCTTATAAGGTGGCAGTACCTTATAGATAGATATTTTATAAATTATCTTCTTTATTACCATAGCTAATCTTCTTTTTCTTTTGATTCATCAATTACAACACCCCTAATATCTCTTTCACCAAATAATTTATAAGTAAACGTTCCTCCATAAAACTTTATGGTATCTCCCTTAACAGTAATAACCATTCCACCTTTTAATCTATGTTCCATGTCATCTTTACAAGATAACATCGTGGCTGTCATAAGTATAATTAATATAAACCTCATATTCAATCTCCTTTCTCTTTAATTCGTTCCAGCATATCCCTGTTGGCGTATAGTATCTCATCGAAAGACGGGATGGGCATCCATGCTACAACATTATAGGTCTGCAATCCATACAAGAAGGAATTAGCATCTTTTGCGTAGTCTTTTTCTGTCCTATGAGATATATATATTTGTTTCCCGTTATAAACTATTACTTTTTGGTTTAAAGAAGGCAGTTTATCTTCAACGCTTATCCAAGGTGATTGCTTTGACTGCCATTCGGCACCAGAAATAAAGTCAACAATGCAGTACGGTTCACAATGACGCTGCCTGTTTCTGCAATCATTGGAATATCCCCTTGCCGCTTCTTCTGCTGTCTGTTTCATATCTGTTCCGATTTGAATTTCTTGTTTATTTCTTTTTCAGCAGCTCTGGCCCCTTTCTTGAAACCCTCTACAAAGCTGTCAAAACAGGCTCTATGGATTTCTAAAGTGCATCTTTGCATAAGTGGGCAAATCGAGCATTTTTGGCTAAGCCCTGCGGACTTCTTGGCTATTTTCGTTACGTTTTTCATTGGATTTTTAAATTAATTATTACGATTTCTTTCCGCTGCGACTTCACTCATACGCATCTTGCACCAGGAGGTGAGACATCGGTATTCCTTATCCCCACATCTGACAGTCCTGTTATAAAACCGGTGGAGCGGAAGGGAACGTCCGCAATGCGGACAAACCTTTCTTCCGGCTTCCGTACCGGCAACCGTCTTGGCTTTACGGTGTACAAGCGTACATCCCCTGCATTCATCCAGTCTGCCTTTGTATTTCCGGCATTTGTGCAGGGAGATGCGCCCGCATGGAGCGAATTTTTCGCAGTCGAATCTGGGTTCTGTGTGATAGATGTTCATACGGCACTGTCCATCAAATCAAACAATGTGGGTGCGCTAACTTCCATCTCCGCCTCATACAGATATGAAAGACTGTCTTTCCAATAGTCATAATTCAGTTCTGTAGATAATCCCTTACGTTTCAGTCTGATGGCACAATAAGGTACTGTGCCGATACCTCCGAAGGGGTCAAACACCAACTCACTCTTGTTTGAATACCGTTCAATCAGTCTTTCAACGATATCGAGCTGTAAAGGGCAGATGTGGTTCTGCCGTTTCTTCTGTGACTGCTTGGTATTGAGCGTGCGCATACGGGTGACATCATCCCATATCCAATCTTTCTTGCTTACAGGGTCAACGGCCATAAATGTTTTAGGCAGCTTTCCGTATATTTCCAATTCTTCAGCGAATGATACATGTTCCTCGTAGTTATATATATGTTCACGTTCGTAGTTCCTGAACAGATGGCGTATCTTATCTATTCCGGCTCCTTTCATGTCCTCATAGCTCAATAGAGAGTTACCAGAAGATTTCCAACTTGCATGGGCATCTATCTGCCAACGGGCAAGCGAGTATTCACTCTTATTCTTTGTCACCGGCAAATCAGCATAGGCTCGTGAGGTATCAGAAGGCAACTTTCGGAAGAGAAGAACATATTCCGGGCAACCGATACCCATCTTTGAACCGTCCTTGCACATCTCTGTATATCCAAGCCGATAAGTCTGGTTGTTCTCCCTCACCACATCCGTATCCACTGTAATACGCCCCATGTAGCGGAACCCGTGCTTCAGATAATGGAACACAGTCATTTCGCTGAACGGGTCGATGGTGGGCATACCGTCACCCGTAGCGTTGCCGAACAGTACACGGTCCTTTACATGGATGCAGGCTAACCGGCCGGGCTTTAAAATACGCATAAGCTCCGGGGTGAGATAGTCCATCTGCTCAAAGAACTTGCCGTTGTCTTCATTATGCCCGAAGTCGTTGTAGGTAGGCGTATATTCGTAGTGGTTGGAGAACGGGATACTGGTTACAATCAGGTCTACCGAATTATCTTCCATCTTCTGACATTCAAGTACATTGTCATTATTGATAGCTTTCCACAGTTTGCCGGACTTTTCTTCCCTGCTGGCAAACATCCACCGCATCATCTTTTCCTCTGCCTGCAAACCGAACAAACCGTTCTTGCGGACTATATCGGTCATCTTGGCTACCATCTGGCGGTGTTGCGCCCACTTCTGCATGAATGATTTGAATATTTCACCTTCGCTTTCGGCATACACCAAGTAAAGCTCTACGGGATGCTGCTGCATGAAACGGTAGATACGGGCTATCGCTTGGAACTTGTCGTTGAAACGGTAGTCAATAAACATGATTGCCTTGTGGCAGTGGTACTGGAAGTTCAAACCCTCACCAAGCATTTCAGGTTTGGCGGCCAGATATTTCAGACGGCCGTCTTTGAAATCCGCTATCACCCTGTCGGCTTCATCATCATCTTGCGAGCCATACACAGCCTTACATCCGGGAATTGCCTTGCAGAGTGCCTCACGTTCAGCCTCCAAGTCATGCCATAAAAGGAAATGGTCGTCTTTGTTTTCCGGGCGATTGATAATCTCTACCACACGGGCAATCTTTTCCTGCATGTTGTCCCGAAGTTCCTTAGCTGCATCAGCAAGGCCTAGAGCAGCCTCACGGAACATTTTCACCTGCCCGTCACGGTCGGCTCCGGCAGTGGAGTTATCCACACTCACGACTTCTTCATGTACCCGTAACTCTGGTAACTCATATCCTGTATCGGGATAACCTAAATCAGACGGTTTGGTGAGGAACAACGCCCATGTACTTACCCATAACCAGAATTCCTTCTCCTTGTGGGGATAGAGGGTAAGATTGTTCGCCTTCGTGCTGTCACGCTGGAAGAACCTTGTAAGTGCCTGCCCGGTATCCATCACTCCAAGGTAGCCGGCATAGTGTATCAGCTCCTTGTATCTGTTGGGTGACGGTGTGGCAGTGGCAACAAACCTGTACGGAACTTCTGCAAACATAGGAAGAAAATCCTGATAGGTCTTGGTTCCGAATCCACGTAACACGCTCGCTTCATCCAATGAGGTAACGGTAAAGTAAGAAGGTTCTATTCTTACTCCGTCCTCGCCGTCACGGACACGCTCATAGTTTGTCACCATGATATTGGTCGGACATTGCTTCACCTCCTGCATAGTACGTACATAGGTCACTTTCATGCCCAGATGCTTTTCGGCCTGTGTCAGGAACTCCACTACTACACGCTTGGGGCAAACTATCAACCCTTTGCCTCCTGTGCGGTTCAGGATTATCCGCAGTATCTCCAACTGGGTTACGGTCTTCTGCATACCGAAGCTGGAGAATATCGCCCTGCAACCGCCGCAAACAGCCCAACGTACCGTATCTTTCACATGGGGATATAAGTACGGGGTAAGTTCATCAGCCTTAACTTCAAATCCTGTCTGATGGCTGATTGCCATCTTGTCTTTTAAAAATTCTATATAATCTTTCATTATGCTATTCTTTTTTTAATTTCTCTTTTCTAAACAGGTGGCTGAACGCATTATCCAAATCCAAGTCCAGATTCAGTTTGGACGGGAAAGATTTAATGTATTCGTACATCTTATAAGCGAGGTTGTCATCATCACCGCATCTGTCAATCAGTGTGAGCAACATGGCGTTCACCATGTCAGAATCATTGCCGAAGTTTTCCTGAGTGGATTCGCTGCAATGATTCACATCACTTTTCAATCTCTTTATCGCGGCTATGGCTGTGTTGAAGTTTCTTTTTGAATCGTGTCTGAGTTCAAAGCCTTCCTTCTTGTATTGCTGCTGCATTTCTAGAAGGTTGGTTTCTAAAACGTCCGTGAGGACAAATACGATGTTGGTCAGTGTATTCAATTGAGTTGTTTCTTGCATAATAGTAAATTTTATTTGATTTTCAAATAAAAAAATAAAGTCAGATTATCCGCAGAATAGGGGAGAAGTTGTAAAATGTGAACTTCCCCAAGATGTCATACGGTGTATTTTTTCAAAGTGTCCATGATATTGTCTATCGGCAGGGATACGGATGTTTTTCCCTTATCTTCATAGCAGGCAATATGTCTGTATGCCTCAGGGAAATTCTCTTTGATTCTTTTGAATGTCCGTAATGTCAGAAGTGACGCAACGACTGATTCATATACCTTGGTCTTCTCATCCTTTACCGCACTGATCTCGATTTCCAGTTTGTTTATCTTTTCAATAACTTCCCTGTCCGCCTCAATGTGAGGATAGTAAGCGTTTGCGCTGGGAAATCCTTTCAGTCCGGCAACACGTTTTTCATAGGAACCGTTAAACAGTGTGATGCTATATGCAACAGAGAAATAAGACCGAAACTTTTGAAAACAGTCGGTGATTTCCTGTGGAATGGATTTTCGGATCACCTCTTCCGTAATCCTGACCTGTTCATCATGCAACAGGTTGATTTTCTTTTCTAACGGCTCTACCATTTTATTGGCAACTTCTTCCGCCAAAACTTTCGTAATGTTCATTGCTCTTGGTTTTTATTAATTCTTTTATGTATGTAAAGATAACTTTTATTTATTTCTCAAATAATATAATCTTAAAAACGCATCTGCTTAACTTAATATAACTGTCATCTCCTGCGGCTGTTTCCGAGCAGGGGAATGACATTAAAACTCTTGAATCTGTCAATCAGACGTCCTTCAAACCGTTTCCTGAAATCACCGATGTTCAGATTGCTGGTGATATGGTATTTCTTCCCGAACTGCTGGTAAATCTCATAACGCGCATAGAGAAACTCGTCTATCACGCTGTCAAGACTGGTACCGTAGCTCTTCTGATTCTCGGTTTCCAAACCTATGTCGTTCAGACAGATATTGAACGGGGCGGGATTGAATCCTTTTGACTGCCCCTCGTTGTAGGAATACAGGTCTATGTGTCCGTTCATCTTGTAGTAGTTCATCATCTGGGTGACGGAGAGGTTTTCAAACTGGCTGGGATTCCGTATCAGACGCAGATAATCGGCGAAAATCTGCATGATCATTGTTTTTCCAGTGCCGGGTGCCCCGACAATCAGCAGGTTCTTGTGAATCTTGTAATCCTCATCGGGAAACACTTTCTCGGCCAGTCTGCATCCGTTGAAGTAATACAGCAGGAAAGACAATACCTTCGAGTTGTTCTCGTCAACCTCGAACTCCCTGAATTCACGTCCAGTATAATCATTGCCCAGCTGCCTGACAAGATCACGATGGGCGTAATATTCGGCTGGATTCGTCAGGTCATATTCAAAATCTTGCAGAATAGTCTTTTTGTGACGCTCCACCAGATTGTATATCTGTTCCTGTTTCAGTTTCGCCGCAAATGACTTTTCCTGTCGGATCTGTTGTAGCTCTGCTGAAAGTTTTTGTTCTTGCTCTGTCATCTTTCTGTTTTTTAAGTTCCGTTATCAACCAGTTTGAGAAATGGCGTTTTGCATCTGAAACAGACTTGTGTGTAACGCCTTCCCCCTTTAGCTTCCAATAGTACAGGTCAACGTATTTGTCTTTGCATTCATCCAAAGTGAAGTTCCTGAATCCGTTCCTGTATGCCCGTTCCCAAGCATCCCTCAGCCATCCTTCCTCAGACTTTAGGTCCGCGAAGCATTTGTCTAAATCCATATCGAATGTTTCTGATGAAATATCGCCCAGGTTTTCACGCGTATGCGCGCTAGAGAGAGAGTTATTATTATCATTTACATTATCATTATCGGCTTTTTTGGGTTCTGAAAAACCCACTGGGTTATTTGGGTTTATTTGGGTTGTTCCAATATCATCCGAATTATCATTCTTCGCTCTCTTCGGAGCACCCCCTTTGCTTCCATTACTACGGTTTCTCTCGACAATGCCATGGTATTTGTTTTCATCTATTTCAAATTGATTCTTGAAGAACTCAAATGCTATTTCAATGTCCTCCTCTACCGTAATAATCTCGCCAAGTTGATACTTGAATATAGCTCGGAATAATCTTCCAAGTTGCTTGTCCGATAACTTCGATATAGGCTTGTAAAACGATTTATATATCAAAAAACTTTCTTTTCCCATTTCATTTGTTCTTTATGTAGTCTTACATGACATTCTCGACACAATGTAATGCCATTATCTATATCGAATCTCAATTCGGGATATAAAGAAAATGGTTTGATATGGTGTGCATTTAACTCCATGTTACGTTTTTTACAACGGCAACATGTAAAGTTGTCTCTTTCCAAGACTGAATTTCGCCAATTTCTATGGCCGATTGAATTCCTGCATCTGTGGTTATCATCAGTAATTCCACCTTTCCAGTTCCAGTGGTTTTCTCCGCTTGGAGGTTCATGTAGCAAATTCTCATCTATCTGTTTCTTTATAAAAGAGAATGCCATTTTAGCCAACGGTTTCTGCTCCGACAGTGTCCCCGATGCGGCGTACTTGATAATTGCATCGTACACTTCAAGTCTGACCTCCTCAGGATATTCCATCAGCACTTCCTGCCATTCTATATAGAAGACAAATGATTTCCTTTTTGTATCCTTTTTCATCATGTCTATTGTTTGATAATCAGTTTGTTATATATATTGTAAAGTTAACTTTTTGTTATGGGATTACAATAAATATATTTCTGAATATCAATAATTTAAACGTTATTTATCAGTAGCCTTTCCTTTGCAGTGCCATATCCTGTTTGGCAAAGGATATCTGGGTCCTGATATTGTCTCCGGCATGGACGAGGGTACGGTTTATACGGTCCAGCCATGTCACAATCTGATTGGCGGTCACACTTTGCGCGGCGACAAATTTCATGGCGACAGTCGCGGGAACACGTGAGATGAATTCCATGTGGCTGGCATATACATTCGCTGTCACCTGATCCTGATATGCCTTGGCGTCAGCAAGCAGCTTGCCAGAGCGTGCGAGATAGACGTTTATATCAGTGAGGCGGTCTATAAGCTCCTTTGGATTGTCACTTGCGGTTATCTCCAAAAAGGACTGCATTTCTTCTATCTCCTTTATGACAGGAGGCAGGGGGCATCCGTTAATGAGGCAGTTGCCGGTCCCATCGTTTTTAGGACAATATTTACAGTTTATCTCCATACTTGCAATTCAATTTATGGTTTATAGTTTTTCTGTTTGTCATACGTCATTCAAATAATCAATTGTCACTTTCATAAACTCATCCAATGATTTACAGACGACGTATTTCGCTCCGTTGGCTTCCGCATCCTTCTGCCATTCCTTTTGTGCAGGAGACTGGCGGCCTCCCGGCTTTTTCATCTCAATGCAAAGTCCTCCATAGAAGCGGTTGCTCTTCAGCAGTATCAAATCTGACACTCCGCTGGTCGCACCTTCCTCCTTCAGTCTCGCTCCGGTGATGGCATCACGTCTGCCACCATTGGGAACAGCAAAAAGCACGTTTTTAAGTTTCGGATATTTTAAACGGAACCAGCGGACACAAGCGGACTGTATGCGGTGCTCGTCATTCTTCGGCTTCCCGCGCATTTTGTACGACTGCGCTTTTTTAATCATCTCCTCGTATGTCATCGTCTTTTTCCTTATGTGGGGTTACTACCGTGTCCTTGCCGGTCTTGTCGACAACAACCTGCTTTCCTGCTACTGTTATGGTTGTCCTGCAACCATCCGGTAGGGACTGGATAAAATTGCGTACTACAGGAGAATCAGCACCTTCCGATATCTGAGTGTTGGATATCGGAACTTCCTTAGCTTCATACGGATATACATCCATGATGGCGGTTTCGGCTACGGATGCGATCTGATAGTCTGCCATTGTACCTTTCATTCCTTCGTCCAGTTTCTTTACAACATCGCGAAGATCGGAAGCCTGTACCAATACGGTAGTGGAGGTCTTTTTCTCCGCTCCGCTTTTTTCGTCCAGCGTGATGAAGAACAGCTTGCACTTAAACCAGCGGTCGGCTGCATCTTCTTCAGAGGGGAACAGTTCGCTGTAGTTGGCGCGTTTGATGTCCGAAACAGTGAACTCACCGCTGATATACGGAGTGATTTCTTCAATGATACGGGCTTCTGCTTCAGTAAAGCTCAACGCGTCAACCAGATAGGGTTCAGTTACTTTCTTGTTCATGCCGTTTTCCATTACCTTTTCGTAACGGATTTTGCATTCAAACCAAGTATGCATCATAATTAATTCTTTTAAAGTTTGATATTCAACGTTTATTCATTTATAGTGGGAGGTGCAGGATTCGAACCTGCATGAGTGGTGTTTTTGCAGTTCACTGATTTCAAGTCAGCTCCCCTAAGATGTCTCGTAGGTTGCCGGCTTGGATATTAACGGTTATCCTAGAATTTTGCACCTTACATCTTGATTAGCGTCTGCCATTTCCGCCAACCTCCCGTTTGCCTCCCTATCTTCACAGACCGGGAAGGCAAGGTAACAAAGTTATTTCTGTATTCTGATCAAATCAGGGATAGAACCGTAAATCGGCGACTTCCCATCCCATTTGTCAATGAACTGTTTGTAAAGAATTTCTTTGGTAAGACCTTTTGACTGGATAAGAGCCTGTTCGGTTTTCAACTGTTCCAGCTCGTTGCGTTTCTTCTGTTCCTCAATCTGTTGGTCCAGTACGGATATATTGGTGTTCACTTCATTCCGGCTGTCAATCTTCTCACGGACCTTTTCGGAGAACTCCAGTTGTGCGGAGAATGTGAGCAGTTGCAGACCTCTTTTTTCAAACTCCATGTCAACTATCTGTTCCAACCGTTTCTCAAATACCAACGACCCTCCGTCAGCCATCAGGCTATCGGTCTTATGCTTTCGACTTTCTTCCTTTATCAAATCATATATACGTGGTTCCAAGATGTTATCTTCCAACGAAGACATAAAGTCACTTCCACGGCCAATATGCTTGTTGTCAAAGACAACATCAATGGCACGGTTCTTGATAACTTTATAGCTGTATGTAGGACACGCCTTGAACTCCGTGTTGTCGGCAGCTTTCAGTGTGACAGCTTCAGCGAATTCTCCACGCTGATCGAATAGCGGAACCTGAAAAAGTTCTGTGCCCAATTCCCATGTGGACACTTTGCCGGAAACAATCTTGAAATCCTCCTTTCCCTGCTTGCCGTAATTCTCCATAAGGACACCTGCATAATTAGGGGCTACTCTCTCACAGGAAACAAACATTACTAAGGTCATACATACCATCGTTAACTTAATCAGTCTTTTCATCTTTCAATGTTTTAATCAGTTTGTAAATAAAGAAAATTATTGTGGCTGATATTATTGTTACGCCCAGCCATGCGTGTAAGTGATTGAATACTCTATTCCCGACAACAATTCCTATTATCAGAAACAGGATTAAATAAATATACTCTTTCATACCACTCTCAGTCAAAATTAAAGTTGTCCTCACCGTCCGGCTCTTCGTCCGGAATGTCATACCCAAAGTCCATCGGGATGAACCAATCTGAAATATAGTCTTGCATGATTTAATCCTCCTTTTGGCTACTTAGCCATTCTTTATAATCTTTCTCGTAATATTGGGGTATTATACCTTTCCTCATAAAGTCTATGTATTCTTGTACAGTACAATCATCCCAATCAACTCCGTTGTCTGGTATATCTTCCGTTTCTGATGTACAAAGAGTGTATTCAAATGGATTATACCCACTGTTGAGCCCATATTCTTCAACTATCTTGATTACATTTTCATCGGTGGTTATTTGTTTGATTTCACTTTCAGCCACACACCCGGATATTTCAGAGTGTTTGCCAAGTACTTCACCGAAGTAAACACTGATTTTGTTATTCACTAAGTATTCGACATCTTCTGTGTCTGCAATAAATACTCCTTCAAGATTGCCCATTCTTCCGCAATCGAAGTCCATTTTAAATAATGCTTTCATTTAATCCTCATACTTTTTTATAATTCTACTAATCAATTCTTTTTCCCATCCTTGAATAAATCCATTTTCGTCAATATTCATAATGATGTAGTCGCCATATCCTTCATCTTCCGGGCACATGATGGATGGAACGTAACCCTCATGCTCAACAATGATGTTGCCATCTTTATCAGTAACTGTATAAATGCCATCATCGCATACCTTATAGTGAACTTGTGCGGTAAAACCTTTTTCCCAATTAGTGATAACTCCATTGTCGATGTCGATAATAGGTCGCCAGCGGTATTCATTATCGGCATGGATAAATTCAGCACAAGGAATAGTTGGCGGATTTTCAGAATCACTAACTCCGTTTACTTCTGCGTCTTCCCAATAGCGTACACCTGCATCCACTTTCAGGTAGACCGCTTCAAACTCGGTTGTTTTGCTGATTGTAATTTTCATTGTTCTATTTTCTTTTGAATTTTCTTTATCATGTTTCTGAATTGCCTTGCCTTATCTGCTTCGCAAGGTTTGGTAGAGGTTTTGTCTATCAGATTTGCACTATATTCAAGCATTCTGACAATGGAATTCAAATCTGTATTGCATAGGGTATCTGCAAGTTCAATCTTGTCGAAATCAATATTATTATCATTCATGAAGTCACCAAGAGCGATTATATTTTCACGAGTTGTGGTAACAGTAAAAGCTCTCGTCAGAAGCTCCGGTTCCTGAGCTTTGGTTTGCTCGACAAAGGAAGGTGGTTCATTGGTGACCAGCTGACTGGCTCTTGCAAATGGATTGACTGAATTCTGTTTGGCTCGTTCCGCTTCCTCTTTCATCTGCGCTTCTTCAGCAGCCTTTTTTTCCTGCTCTGCCTTGATGCGCGCTTCTTCTGCTGCTTTGGCACGCTCACGCTGCTCCTTCAGACGGTTGGCATACTGGATGGTGGATGCGATATTGAGCGTATCCATATAATAAGTACGAAGGACATCGAAATCCTCACCAAACCCCTTCAGCGTGGAAAGTTCGTTCTCGACTTTGGAGAATATGGAATCAATTTCGTTGCATACAGACTTCATGCTTGCGGATTTGTTGAGCCACTCAGACTTGAAAACCTTATTGAAGTCTACAAGGTTAACATTCAATCCATCAAAGTAAGTCTTGATAGTGGCTTTCTTTCTATCCTTGTATTGCTGTTCGTTTTGCTTGACTACCGTGTCAATCTTGGCAGAGCACTCGCCGATAAGTTTCACGGTTTCGGTTACAACGTCCTTGAACTCCCTGAAAGGTTTCATGAATTCTTTCTCAATTTCAAGACGTTTGGCATTGAGGGCTTTCGCCGCCTTGTTTAAAGCTGCCTTGTCTTTCTTTGCCTGATCGATATTCTCATCGTTATAATTGGAGATATCATACATTGGCAAAGCGGCTTTTACCATATCTCTGATTTGCTTTGCGTTGGTAGTAAGACTACCTAACGTCTTTTCACTGACGATCAGTTCAAGATCGCTTTCCTGGATTGCTATCTGTGTATTCATTGTTCCATATTTTTATTAGTCCCATCCACCATTATTGTACATAGACAAATGTAGATACTAATTGAAAAGTGCGCTGTATTCTAATTGAAAAGAGCTCCATCCATAACTTGTTACAAAATTACTATAAGT